GGGCATGAAAAAGCCCGCGCGAGGCGGGCGATCGAGGGCGAGAAGCGGGCTGCTTCCGCCACCTCCGGCTCTCGCCGGGTAAGGTTCAGAGCTTTCGCTCGGACTGCTTCAGTCGCATACGACGCGCCGCGGCCGACTTGTTGTACTCGCGACGCTCCTGCCGGGCCCCTTCCAGCGAGCGCAGGCCAACCTCGGTGTCGGGGTACGCCGGCATCGCGGTGTAGGTGATCTCGTAGAGCTCGGCCTCGATGATCGTCCGTTTGGGCGGCTCGACCGTCTCATCCCACTCCGACTTCACCGACCGGAAGGCAAAGGACATGCCGGCAACGTCGCCGCGGTGGATCTGTACAGCCAGATCACGACCATCCGCGGTGTCGGGCAGCTCGTTCTCAAAGGCGAGGCCCTTGTCGTCCTCTCGCAAGGACAGCGTTCCGGCCTTCAGGCGCCCGACGACGCGGCCGATGTCGTGGCTGTGGACCGCGAGGCAGTCGCGCTCCTGGAGGGACTTCGCGAACGCGCCCGGGGCGATCGTCTCCGTCCAGTAACCGCCGATATCGGTCTCGACGTTGAACAGCGCCGCGTAGCCGACCGCGGTGCGGGCGGCGACACCCTCAGCAGCTGCGCGCAGTTCGAGCGGTATCGTTAGCGCGCGTGTCTCGCGGCCGTCAGTCTTCGGTTTCGTCGCCGCCATCGGCACCATCCTTCTGTTCGGGTTCCTCCGCCGGCTCGCCGGCAGGCGTGGCGGAATGGGAGACAGTGCCAAGCGGAACGGTCGCCTGCTGGACGTAGAGCTTGCCGCCCTGCCCGTTCGGGTCCGGCGGCCGGTTCTCGAGCGCGCGTGCCTCGTCGGGCATCAGCTGGCCGGTGAGAATCGCGCGAGCGAGCGCCTCGATCCGGTCCTTGAAGGCGCCGCGCTGCAGGCCGTCGAGGTTGTGCTTCACACGCCGGCGGGGATTGCGCCAGCCATAGAGCTTCAGTGTTAACTCGTCCTCGAAGGCACGCGACCACTGGCCGATATTGTGCTTCACCAGCTGCAGGTCCTGCTGCTCGGTGTTGCTGAAGGTGCCTTTCGACAGATCACCAACGAAGACAGGCGGCATCTGCCAGATCCGGGAGATTTCCTGAACCTGGAACAGCCGCGCCTCGACCATCTGGCTCTCGCCGGGCTTGCCGCCTACCGGCTTCAGTGAGTGCCCCGGGGGCATGCCGAACATGGGGGAGCCGGCCTTTTTGGCGTTGTCTATCGCCCGTTGAATGTCGGCCTGGGCGCGCCGGAAGGCGTCTGCGCCCTGCGGCATGGGGCCTTCCAGCGCCAGAGGAGGTACGCCGCCGCCGGCGAAGAAGCTGCCGGCAAAGTCGCCCATCGCGATCGCCAGGCTGATCGCCTTGTTGCACTTGGCGATCGGGCTGTAGCTGCCCACGCGGTCGCGCTTCAGCATGAACGGTGTGTCGATCACGTCGCCCGCTGCATACTGGCGGCCGTCGAAGCGATAGACTTTGCGGCCGTTGCGCCGCTCGATCGTGGTCTGCGAGGGATCCATCGGCCAGATCGCCACCGGCTTGCGACCCTGGCGCTCGATCCAGATCAGCCCGCGCCCGCCGGTGAAAACCTGGAACCAGTGGTAGGCGCGCCAGGCGAAGCTGGTCTCCTCCTCGTTGGGAGCGAACGACAGCAGCTGCGCGCGGCTGTCGTCGACCCGCGCTCCGTTCTCCTTCGCCTCGAAGGTGTGCATCGGTAGAGCCGCCAGCGTCCGCGACAGGAAGTTCGTGATCGCCCACACCGCGGGCACCTGCAGCGCTGCCTCAATGGAGACGAGCGGCAGGGAATTGTTACGGTCGAGCACGCCGAGCAGCTGCATCAGCGCCTCGGGGTTCTCGGAAAGGCGGTGGCTCGGGTCCTCGAGCGAACGCCGCTCGAGCGATTGACGCCGATAGTCGTCCGGGCTCATTCGATCTCCGATCCGATCAGCGAGAATTCAGGGTCATCCCAAGGGGAGGTCGGCACCGTTTCCTCCTCCTTCGTCATGGCGACGGCGAGCGCTGCGATCAGCGCCACCGGATTATCGATCTTCGCCTGCTCGCGCGGCTTGCGCGGGTAGACATTGTCCTTCGCGTCCGGCTGCGCGACCACGTTGTTGACCTGCCACTCCATGACCGGGCACCCGCCATGGGCGATGGTCCCGGCCTTGGTGAGGGCGTCGAGCTCCTTCATCGGCTCGCTGAAGTTCAGCACGTTCGGTAGCACTTCGATGACCGGGAAGCCTTCCTTGGTCATCGTGGTTACCAGGTACGTGGCTTGGTGCGGGTCGTAGGCAACCTGCTCGAGCTGGAAGGCCCCCCGCACTTGGCGCAGGACCTCCAGGATCTCGTCGTAGTCAATGATCTCGCCGTCGGTGACGTTGAGCAGGCCCTGCGCGTCCCAGTTCTGGTACGCCTCGACCTTCAGCACCGTCTCCGAGGGCACGAAGTAGAACCCGACACGGATGTAGGGATCGTCAACGGTCGCCTTCACACCGATCGGCGGGAACAGCAGCTCCAGCGCGGCGATGTCGACCTTTGACGCGAGATCCATGCTGGCGATGCAGCGCCGGCCGCGCAGCTTCTCCAGTTCGACAGCATCAATCGCCCTGACCGGGATGTCCGGATCGCGGCAGCTGCGCCACTTTTCGATATCGAAGTAGGCCGCCTTGGCGGCGACCCACAGATTGAGGTGTTTCGTCTTGAACACCCCGGCCTTGCGGGGCGTGCTGATCGCGTCGCGAAGTCGGGCTAGCAGGAAGTCGGCCTTGACCGACACGTCAAAGTTCGGGTTAGCCTTCCGGAGAGCCGCCTCGCTCTTCCAGTCATCCTCTTCGTCGATCGTGTATTCGACGAAGAGGGTCTCATCGTCGAGCGGCGGCCCACCATTGTGGCCAATGCCGGCAAGCTTTCCGCGCTCCTCCTGGATCGCCGCGTAGCAGGGGCCGGCGAGGTTATCGCCTGCGGTGGTAATCAGCACCTGCAGAGGCTGCTCCCGGGCCCCCATACCGGTAATCATCGTGTTGACCTGGCCGTCGTCCGGATGCTCGTGATACTCATCGTGGATCGAGCAGCTGGGGCTCTGCCCGTCGCCGGGATCCCCGATGATCGTCTCGAACTTCGAGTTATCCTCGACCCGGACCAGGTTCTTTGCGTTGACGTCGATGCCAAACTTCTTGAGCAATGCTGGCGTCCGGGCCGCCATCAGCTTGGCGGGCCCGAACACCTCCCAGGCCTGCTTCTCGTTGGTCGCCCCCGAGTAGACCTCCGCACCGAACTCGCCGTCGGCGCACAGCATGTAGAGGCCGATCCCGGCCGAGAGCGCCGATTTGCCGTTCTTGCGCGGCACCACGACGAACAGCACCCGGAAACGCCGGAGCCCGTCGCGCTTTCGGAGCCACCCGAAGGTGCAGGCGAGGATCCACACCTGCCACGGCTCGAGACGCAGAGTCTCCTTCGATCGAGCCCACTTCCCCTTCGAGTGAGGAAGCCGCTCGATGAACTTGCAGACCCTGGCGGCCTTTGCCTCGTCGAACCGGAAGGGGAACTCGTCCCCCTCCGCCGCCTTCAATTCGTCAAGGAACCTCTGGCACTGCAGCCGGATCGACTTGCAGGCGGGAATGTCGCCCTGACAAACGTCGCTGGCATACTGCCGCGCGATCGCCGCATAATCTCGGCTCTCCACACGGCGATCCCCGTCAGAAGTCGTCGAAGGCGCCGGCCTCGGGCTTGTGCCCTTCGGCGATCCTCAGGGCCGCGGCCGGGTTGAGCATCAGCTCACTCAGCAGCGACTGCGCGTGCCGCATGGCATCGGACAGCATCGCGACTTCCGGGCGGGCTCGAACCATGCGGGTGATGATCGTGTCGTCTCCGACCTTTTTGGCGGACTCTGACGTGAAGGTGTCGCCCGCCGATTCCAGCACCGCTTGGAACCGCTGGATCTGCTCGAGCCGCAGCGCCAGCAGGGCTACGTGCTCTGCATAATGCGGGCTCGCCCGGCTCTGCTCCTCAAGGACCCTCGCGATCGATGCGAAGTGCAGCTGCGCCAGGTCCGACAAGTGCAGCGGGCAGATCATGCCGCCCGCCGGCGGTGGTATGCCGACGGGGTTCTCACGGTCACTTCGAAGGGTCCCTGCCAGGGCCTTCAGCTCCGGCTCTTTTCTGCGCCGACCACTGTTCGGTCGTGCCCCACCCCTGCTCATTCAACCGAGCCTCCTCGGACCTGAACCACTGGCGCGTTCCGGCCGCAACTTTTTACCCTTTGAAATCGCCCGCGCGAAACTCTGGTTTGGAGTCGGTGTCCGGGCCCGATCGGCCCCAGAGATCGACCCACCCC